CATTAAGATTCTTTTCAGTATAAATACCTAAAGAATATTTTTCAATATATGAATTTGAATAATTGATAATTGTATAATACAAAAGATTTTCAATCATAAGAATATTATACAATGGTTGTTTACTATCAAATCCATCTATATAATCGAGTAAAACTTGAGTTTTAGCTTTATTATATGCTTTGAAAAAATAAGTCAATTCTGTATTAGATAAAATATTCTTTTTATATTTAATGATATCATAATTTCCCATCATTCTCAATTTAAATGGTGTATAAGATTCACCAATAAATTTTAAATAATTATAATTAGGATATTTTTCAATTACTTCATCAATATGACCTTGAAGTATATAATACGAATATGTCAATGGATAATCCGTACTATTAATATCATGAGCTTTAACCAAATTAATTGTATAAAGTTTATCATGAATTGCTAAAGCTGGAGCCCATGAACCTGTTGTTAGATAAAAATTAAGAGGATAAAATAATTTATCTTCTTCATTGTAATAATAATATTGAGTATATGGATCAGGAGGCGTAGAATAATCTTCAATTAAACTATAACCCATTTCACCCTTATCAATATTTATTAAATAAACAATTTCAGCATTCGAATTTGGAACTCCCATGAACTGTCTATAATATTCATTTCGTTCTTCATACAAATAAACTCTAGATATTCGTAAAGCTGTTAAATAATCTTTATAAAGTTCTTTATCTTTATTATCTTCTAAATCTTTAAAAGAAGATTCAGTCAGCATATCTAAAACTAATTCATTATATACATATGATTTAGATTTATCTGAAGATAAATAAACATGTACATATTCTTTATATTTTCTTCGATCATCTTTATCATAATCACTAAAATGATCAGTTTTAGTATATGCACCATAATATGCATAATAATTTGCTATAGATTCCGAAGTTTCTTTTCTATTAGCTTCATATTTATTTTTGATAACTAAACTTCCAATAAAGTCTGCTATCTTTTCAATTTCTGCGGCTCCGGTTTCGGAGCGATAGACGTTCTCAAAACTCATATATTCGGTATCTCCGCTTTAGAAGTTACGTATTTAATATTGTATTGAGTGAATACAGGTTTAAATACATTTAATTTATTATTTTCCAAATTAGTCTGATAATGAATAAAATAATTCTTAAGATCAGATCTATTTTTTGGAGAGAAATATTGCCCATATTCTTTAATAAAACCTACTAGATCACCAAAAGTCATATCAAGTGACAAAAATGGTGCTATCTTAGGATTATCCATGGATTTATGAGCAGTCTCCGATAACATTACAGTTTGTACCAGTTTTCGTCTATGTAAATCTAATACTTCAGCTGCAATATCAAATGTGTTTATATCATTAGCGTTTTCTCGCAAATGTTTTTCAAGTACAATAGAAACGTAATCATACAATGTAAAAATTGGTCCATGATGCATTTCTATTTTAGTTTTATCACCTTTTTCAGATTTAATATTTCCGAAAACAGAACATCGATCTAACTTACAATCTACTTTAAGATATGCTACATAAGCTTTATAAAGTTTAGATCTTCTAACTCTATTTTCAACAGATTTAATAAATTTTTCACGAATTTTAGAATCTGATAAATCCAATGGTGATTTGTCAAATGGAAGATAATAATATTGTGCATCTTCCATACAAACTTGTACAGTTCCATTTGAGGTTTCTTTAGAAATGATATTAACCATTTTAGTAGTTGTAGCTGGTAAATCAGGTGTTACATTAGTTAAATTAGCCATAAATCTACCTCAAAAATTTATATTTAAATGTCGAGCTTTAAAGAAAAAAAAGAGAGGGATTAAATCCCTCTCTAAGTTTAGTTTAATTAATCGGCTAGCTTTTAAGACTATCAACAATTACTTTGATGGTAAGCGCTGGCAACCATGTAAATGTGATTGATAAAATCATATCTTGTATAGTTGCTTTTTTCCATAAAGCAGGTTGTTTTTTCCTAAAATTAGAATCATAAGTACATCTGATAAAATATATTAACTTTTCAGCAAATATAAATAAAGATACAGCGCAATAAACGACTAATAAAGCGAATAAGAAATAATCACCATCAACCATTTATTCCCCTCCTTTTTTAGTTTTGATTAATCAAATTTAGTTTTCAGTGCAACAAGATGTTTATGAGCAATATCATGAAGTGAACAAATGTCCATTTCAACAATTGACTCTCTATTTTCTTCATTTGAACTATCATCAACGATGATAAGATTGAAAATGAAGGTAGCATCGAAAATATCAGAAGTTTTTTCGACTTCACCCCATTCTTTAATAAGATTAAAGAATGTTTCAACAATAGCCATGTACTTAGAAATTAATTTTTCATTAAGATCTTGAATTTTCTTAGTAATAGTTTCGACTGCAGCATTAGTAGCTGTGCCTCCAGTGTTACGAAGTTTCTTAGCAGCCTGATCAGCAGCATCAAGTTCTGATTGCAATTCAATAATTTCATGGCTACCAATAAATCCTGTAACATTTCCAGAATCATCAAATGTAGACAATGGAGCAAAATCTTTAATAGACAATTCTTTACAAATCAAACCTTTTGTAGGACTTGTAATAGCTACTTTAAATTTAACTTCTTCAAAATCTTTACCAATGACAGTATTTCCATACATTCTGGCAAATCTATCATAAATAGAAACCACGAATACAGAAATATCATTCATCAGATTGAAATTATTCGAAGCTATATCATTCTTGATACTTTCAATATTAAATGAAGCAGAATCTGTAATTTCAAGGTTGATAAGATCTTCTTTCGAATTTTCAAAATCGTAAAAATCATCACCTAAAATACGTCTAATTGTCTGAATAGGTGCTTCAAATCGATCAATAACCATTTTAGATGATGGTTCCAATCCTTTGAAATAGAGTTTTGTTGCGTCTTTAACAACTGGCGATGCTTTTTTATAAAAAGCGTGATTTATCATATTTTTCCTCCTATATGATAAAAATATTTTTAGTATTCTATTAGTATAATATATTAACCAAAAAAGGATAAGTTTTTTAAGCTCATCCTTTTTTAATCATTTTATGAAGGAATTTTCTGATGATTAACAAATGGATTATTATCTACTGTAACACCAGCTTTCTTCATAAGATCCGGTAATGATGTGTATTTAACATCATCCAAGAATTCATATGGATCAGGTTCATCAGTATCACCAATTTCCAAGCTAATTGCTGACAAGTACTGATTTAACATCTTTGCAGGTATATTATCAGTTACTTCATCATCAGCTAAAGGAAGATCGTGAAGTCTTGTAGGATCTTCAAACATTAATGATCTAGCCATATCAGATCTTAATTGTGAATTTGTAGACTGTACAGCATAGAATCTGTTAACCTTTTCAGGATCAACAAGATTTTTAAGGTCATTATTATCCATATCAGACATCTGGTTACAAGTATCACCAAATGGTCTACCAACTTCAGATTTCTTAACAGATTTGTTAGGAAGTCCAAGTGGAGTAACAGAACCTAATGAACGTGCAGAGAAAGCAGCATCAGGCATCTGTTTAAGAACCATCATGTAAACATCAGCGATAATAATTTCATGCTGAGATGTGAATTCACGAACCAATGTATGATCATCTTTCTTGAATACTCGAGCTTTAGTAGTATCGAAAGAATTGTGTTTATCAAGCTGATTTTCTTTAAATTCTTCCGAATTCCATTCAGATTCATATGCCTGAATATTGTTGATGTAACTTACCAAATCATCAGGTTCGAATGATTCATCGCCGATATCTGATTCAGCAATTTCACCATCAGTCCAAACATAATCATCTACCCATTTATTATCGTTATAAACATCTTTAGGAAGTTTAAGAACGTTTTTGTTATCATTAATGTGTAAAATTCCAACTTCATCTGTAACATGCTTTACAGTTGTTTTTGTTTTCTTACCATCTTTGGTTTTGATAACTTTATCAACTGTTTGGAATACGTAGTTATCAGCAATTTCCTTTACAGTATCAATATTTTCTGTCGAATCATACATTGCTGCTAATTCTGGAGAAACATGATAAGTTCTACACATCTTAACTTTAGAAGTTTTTATTTTATACTTTCTTGCAACCCTCTTAAGAATTTCCCATCCAATAGCATTGTGTGCTGGAGGATTATACATCATTATTCCTAAAGGAGATGTATAAAGATTATTAAGAAGTTCTTCTCTATCTCTATGAGGAATATTGTTATAATACTTCTGCCAATACTGACCCCATTCAGGACTCATATCTTTGAGATATTCGAAATACAACTTATATGAATCTTCCATAGTTTTCTGTTTCTTCATTCTACGAAGAATTTCATCAGAAATGTAACTTATGGTCTGATCAAACAACTGATCTGGATTTGTTCGTCCAACAAGACCTGCAGAAGAACATATAACTTCAGCACGTACACCATTCTTGTCGATAGGCATAAATTCATCAGGCCATACTTTACCGATTACGGCTTTTCCACCACATCTATTAGTAAGTTTCATAGCAGATGTAAGACGCTGTTCTTCAGCAGTATAAATTGTAATATGTGCAAATTCAAAGTTACCTGTATTTGAAGAATACTTAATATTTGGAGTTATATAATTTCTTGCATTAAAAAGACACTGCTCCAAACGATCTGTAATATGATTAGATTCATCATTTACAATTGGCTGCAATACATTTACAATTTCCTGATTATAACGCAACTGATCATTATAAATCTGCTGTAACTGCTCTCTGTGTGGATCAGAATTAAGTTCATCAACATCATTTACTTTAATATCAATATCAACTACCTGACCAAAAGCACCAAATTTATTATCAGTAATATGAAGAGTCTGTAAAGCCATATCTGTAAAATCTGCAGATATATTTTTCTTATCCATTTTGCGAGTAGCAAATAATATGCCTTTAGAGTTTACATATTCTCCTACCATAGGGAGAACTTTATATTCCTGATTATTACCATAAATATTGAGAAGAACGTCATTTTTATTAATAACGTATTCTGTTTTATTTACAGTATGAAATACAACACGTTTAGCAAAAGATTCTGAAACTACAATTGAGTCTTCTTTTACTTCAGGAATTAACATGAAAGCTACTTTTGCATTGATTCCATAACGATAGTTTCCAAATTCATCAAGAGAATTAGCTTTATAAACTACATCGTCTTTTGTAATATATGAACCTGGTCCTTTTGCATCGTTATAAGAAAATGGTCTAAGAAAACCATGTTGATCGGAAAGTTTCTCATAATGTGAAACTTTAATAACATCGTAATTCTTTGTACCCTGCTCACGTACGACGAGAACATACGACATATCCTGAAATGATGAATGTCGATTAATCTTTGCAACAATTTCAAGATTCTTATCGGCTTTCATATAAGAGTTAAGATACTTACCAAATTGTTTTTCCCAACCTGTAAAGTTTCTAGGACTCTCAGGATTATCCAACATCAAATGTTGTGTATAATGTACACTAAACATATGTTGACGTGGACCGGCAGCATGAAATGGATGAGATAACAAACCTGTTGAAAATACTTTATTAATATTTTCTCCAGAATATTGCTCAATAAGATATTTCATTTCCTCTTCAGTAATATTAGCACTATTCAATTTCTTGACCTCCTATTTCTGTCTACCATGAAATCGTAACAATATCAGATTGTTTTTTATCACGGGATATTTTAAATCCTTTTGATTGCAAGACTTTAATCATTTTATCATCAATTTCGAATGGTATATCGAGACGAGTATTTACAGATGTAGAATCACAGCCTGATTTAGCACATTCTTCAATGTAATTTTCAATCTTTCTAAGTTTAGATTTAACCATTAGTTTACGAATACGTTTAGCATTAAACATAATATTAACCTCCATTATGATATTGTTTTATAATTATATAAATAAAAAGTAAACTGGATGACCGAAATCATCCAGTTAACAAATAATATTTTAATTATTTATGATTACTTATTTGATTTTTCAGTTTCTTCTTTCTGTTTATTGAAAAAAGCTTCAAATGGACGCCATGTGGATTCTACACCATATTTCTTTTCAGCAATTTGTGCACGAGTCAGTGGCTTCTTAACCTTAGGTGGTTCTTTTTTATCTGAACCAGGTTTATTTTCAGTTTTAGCAGCAGGTTTTTTGTTAATTGTTTTAACAATACGTTTAGCAACTGGCTTCTTATCGACAGCTTCAGCTTTCTTTACGAAATCGTTACTATTTCCTTTAACGACTTCTTTTGATTCAGTTTTTTCATTTACTTCATTCATATGATGTTTCTCCCATTATAAATCGAATTTTTATATTAATATATAATACATTTTTTAATTATTTATATTTTTTATAGATATAGGTATAGGTGCATTATCAAATATTGATAATTCATCTGTTAAATATTCTTTCTTTACTTTATCCATACCGGTATCATCCCATCTTAAAACAAAATCTATAATATACTCTAAATGTTGAATAGGAATATCTGGAAAATTAAGTTTAAATTGTTGATCTACAAATGATTTAGATAAATGTTTGTTATAATCACTTATAATATAATGAACAAAAATTCGTTCATTACCAAATACAGAAACCAATGTTTTTATATTTTGTTTAATAACTTCGAATTTTCCAGAACAATAAGATTCATAAGTTTCTTTATCAAAACCTGATAAATTAATAATAAATGTGTATTCTATATTATGCTTATTAAAATATTCATATAATTTATTTAAATAATTCACATCTGTTAATTTAATTCCATTTGTTAAAAATGTAACACTGTTTATAGATGTTTTATGAATATTAAATAAAAAAATATCACGAATGTATGGATTTTCAAATGGTTCACCTCGACAAGATGGTGAAATTCTTTTTACAACTTTAGTTTTTAATATAGCTTTTAAAACTTGTTCACTATATTTATTACACAACTTTAATTTATTTTTTAATTCATTTTGTTGACTTTTAGCAGCACAAAATGCACAATTATGTGAACAAATAAGATTTAATCCATAATTAAGACCTACATAATCATCCAATTTAAATCCATTATATATCTCACATCTTTCACATATTTTTTTTTCTTTTACAATGTTTAATGCTTTTAAATAATATTTATCGAAATCTTTACAAACTTCATCAATTGGATAGATTAACAATCTACGTTGCAATCTACAACAAAAATCGAACAATATATACAATTCATCATTTTTAGTAAAAAAATCGATCTCAATAACTTGACCGTAACAATTAAATTTAGTATTATATTCCATATTTTATTCCTCAACAGGTGATGGCGTTCTTATATTAAATTGATAACTATTTATTATCAATGGTTTTAAGTTATAAGCTTCAGAATTATCCGGTTCGTCTCTAAATTCTGCATTATATTTTAAACGTTCTTCATCAGTCCAACTTTTCCAATCCATAATAATTTGTAAATTCTTATAAGGATCTAAATACGGAAAAGATTCTTTAAATTGTTTTATAACATCGGGTTTTTTAATTTTATAATTATGCTTACTAATGATATAAAGAATAGTTATATTTTCTTTACCAAATACATTTGATAAATTCTCGATATTATTTTTAACAAAATCAAATTTACTTGTACAATATGATTCATAAGTTTCTTTATTAAAACCTGCACAATTTATTAAAAATGAACATTCAATTCCATTTTCTTTAAAATATTTAGAAAGTTTATCGATGTAACTTTTTGTTGCATGTGCTGCATTAGTTAAGAATCTAATATATCTGATATTCGAATTATGTAAATTGAATAAAAATTCATTACGAATATATTTATCTTCAAATGGTTCACCTTGACAAGATGGGACTACTTTAAATACATGTTTTGTTTTCGATATAGCATTTAGTAATTTATTCGAATATCGTGTATATTCTTCAGGATTAGAAACATTATCACATGAACCACAAAATGTACATTTTTGAGTACAAATAAAATTTGTACCATTTGTTACAATGTATTCTTTAGGATCGGACATGTCATATTTACTATAATGATTACATTTTGAACAAAATTTTCCTTTATTCAATATATTAACACATTGTAAAAAATATTTATCAAAATCTTTACAAACTTCATTCAATGGATATCTAATTAATTCTATTTGTAGTTCACAACAAAATACAAATGAAACAAAAGGTTTACCATTATTAAGTTTTATAAATAATTGTATTGAATTAGCTAAACATTCATTATCATATTTATGCATATTTGTATAATATCCGCTTAAAAAATAAAGGGAGTGAGATACTCCCTTTGTATAAATTGATAATTTGATTACCAGTTATCGCCACAGAGATATTCGGTTTCACCAACTTTTATTTCATTAGTTGAATAAACTGGTATTTCCACTTTGTTATCAATGTATGGTTCGTCGAATTCTGTAAGCATCATAATTTCGTCTTCACCAAGAGTATTTGTATATCTGTCAACTCTTTCGAAACCATCGGCTATCATATCATGGATTTCAAAATATTCACCATCAACAATCCAACCATGATTTTCATATCCTGGATAATCCATAGAATAATGGAGAATCAAATAGATACGTGTTTCAAAATCAAGTTCACCAAGAGCTTTAATATCTGGAGGTAACTGATGAAGCAATACTTTACTTATCAGATACAAACGAGTTGTAAAGCTAAGAGCTCTTGCAAGAATTGGATCTTTATGACACAAATCCATAAGAGTTTTACGTGTAAACTTGATTTCTGGAAGAATGTCAAGATACATACCCATAGGATTACCAGAAATACCCCACTGACCTTCTTCATAAAGAATTTCAAAGTCTGTAAGTTCTGGTTTGTATCCTGTAGCCGAATCAAATACCATTGGATATCTTACGCCTTCTGGACCATTCTTATTTTTAAGCCAATCCATAAATGCAATGATACCATGAACAGCATCTCCAAAGATCTTTGTTTTTTCATTAAATAATCTTTCTTTAACTGAGAGCTGACCAACACAGAATGACTGATAAAGTAATTCTGTACCACCCTTAACTTTCTGATTATATTTCATACCGGGAAGCTGTGGCTTTGGTGGGTTATAACGATCAAGAACTGGAATTTCTACAAGATGGTTAACCATTACGAGACAGATCTTTGCCTCCTCACAAAGTTTCTTAACTTCATTAATAAACATTGTGTTATCTTTAGCAATCTGCATAGCATCCATATTAGATGTACCTGCAATTGTATCTGTACTCTTAATATTTCCTTCTTTATCAAATTCAAGTTCTGTTTTAGAGCGAACTGCAGCAATAGAGTCAATAAGAGCATAAGTTGTTGGAAGTACTTTAATTGTATCACCAGTAATAGATCTTATACCAGTGTTGATTTCCAATTCTTTTCTATGTGCAATTTTATTTCTAGCCAAAACGGCAAGATCATTATAGATTTCAATGATTGACCATGGTTTAGAAATAATACGACATCTTTCCTGAAGCTGCCAATCATCCCAACCAGTTACATCTTGAATACGTTTAGTTGTAGTATGACCTTCTACATTATAGAAAATCATTTCTGATACTGGTCCATAAAGTTTACACCAGTTATCGATAGCTGCACCAACCAACTGCAACCATAATGTTGTTTTTCCTGATGCTGACAAACCTAATTCTGTATATGGGAAGTTAAATAACCCACCATTAAGAATAGTTTCATCATGTAGGAAAGAACGTTCAAAGTTACATGACAGAATATCGATAGGTGTCATACCTGTCATCATACCAAATTCAGAATTGAAACTTCCTGCTTTTGCAAAAGTATCATTCACTTTGTTTACAGTATTTAGAAGAAAACTCATTCTAAATTACCTCCTACTCTTTCTTTTCATTTAATTTTTCTGTAGTAGTCTTAAGACCAAAGTCGCTTATTGTTTTAGGCACGACATTATTAATCCTTTCTAACTTAGTAGAAGGTTTATTTGCCGAAACTTCCACAATATCATTAGCATGATATATATTTAAAGTAAGTTTTCGACAACAAGCTTCGTCATATCGTTTTAAAGCTTTTTCATATGTATCAGCTCCTAATGGATTCTGACCAGCTCTAATCGTTTCAAGAAGCTTTTGTTCAGCATTTTCATTTTCCTCATATCGACACCATAGATAATTACGCACATAGTTAATTATAAATGGTAAGCATGATGGTTCTGGACGTTTTACTTTTTTATCTTCATTAAAATAATCTTCTTTAGTATAACCAGAATAATATTTAAATAATAAAGATTTAATATTTTTAGAAGTTTCTGCTACATAATTTAAATAAATTTTATTAACAAAAATACTAAAAAATGATCTATATTCTTTTCCAGTAGTTAATTCAATTTCAATGAATTGATTTGGACTTAATAAACAATTAATCAAAGATCTGTAATTGTTTTTGTAAAGTTCTTTTATAGTTGAATCGTTACTAAAAGTAAAATCTTTTGTTGAAAAATTATGTAACTCTTTCAGAATAAAAATATCCAATGCTTCATAAATTAATGACATATCTGATTCTTTTTCTTCAGGAGTTACACTTATAACTGGAGAGTTGTCTTTTTTATGGAATAATTTAGATTTCAATGAATTTATAATATTTCCGAATAAGAAATTATATAAAATTGTGACACCGAATATTATTACAATATCGATTAAAGTTATAGTCATGTTTATCTCCCTTTTTGTCCATATGGATCTTGAAAATTGATTATATACTGTCCATCATGTATATAAATCGGTCTATCATCTACATCAACAATAACTAATCTATCTTTAATTTTATCATATGTAAAATCATACCACATTTCTATACTAGTCAAAACAAAATAATCTTTTCCATATGTAACATATTTAGCAAAAGCATATTGTTTTATTTTTTCGACATCATCATTTAGAATGTATGAAATAAATTCATCACTATCTTCAGTAAAATGATAACTTGCTAAATCACAATACAGATCTCCAAATGTATAATTTGCTTTAGCCATTTTATACATTTTATCAGTTCTATGTTTTTTAAGAAACTTACATAGATCATATTTTTGCTTAAGTGTTAATAAAAACCAGAAATGTCTATTAGCAGCACATTGTAAAGCATTATAACAGATTTCTTGCCAATTTTCACCATCGGTTTCAGAATAACGTTTTTCATATTCCTTAGGAAAAATTATCTTTTTAATAATTTTTCCAAATTTATCTTTTTCATCAATGAAACCAAATGGTGAAAGTGTATATTTATTACCACAATTTCCAGAATTTTTTAAATTCTGTAATGCTATTTCAGGATCTCTGTATCTTCCTTTACTAGGATTATTATATTGATCCCATTCTGTAATCATAATTAAATTCCTTTTACATTATTACTAGTTTTTCTAATAACTCCGCCTAATTTATTGGCCCAAGCTTCCCAAGGTTGTTTATAATAAAAATCAGGATCATAATATTTTTTAAAATATTTATATTTAATTCTATCTACAATATTTCCTATAATTGATGGTAAACCGATAAATATTAAATACAATGGGCCAAATATTAAACTTTGAATCTGGTGCCCATGTTCGTGTCTAACTGTTATATAATCATAATTTCCATCAATATCTAAGAAAATATAATTTCCCAAAGAAACTCCACAATCAAATAAATGATCTACTAAATAATAAAGAATACCATCTTTACTAACCATTGGCTTAATCGATTTACGATTTACAAGCATTATTACATATGCGATGATATGTTGTGGAAGTTGCCAAATTTCTGTTAAAATTCTAAGAAATACTTTCATAATTATTTATTCTCCTCTAAGTATTTAGTTATAAACTCATTATTTATATTATTTAATCTATCACCAAGTAATAATTGATCTATTTTTTCTTGAGTGATAAGATTTTTATTATTTGCTATAATAGTAGTAGGTTTATATTTAAAATTCTCAGGATATTCGAGTTCATGTCCTTTAGGATAATTCTCGAGATATTCTTTAAATTTAATTTTCGTAGTTTCAGGAATAAATTTTTCATATTCTTTATAAAAACGATCATAATCTCCAATAATTAATTCTGGAGGTATATCCAAAACATGATCGTGAACTTGAGCATGAGCTGTCGGGTTTAATGGTACTAATCCGACCATAAGTTTATAATGAATCAATGTTGTTTCTTTTTCAACTTCATTTTCTAAAACCCAGTTATCCTGATGATCATCCATTTGTTTATTAACAACAGCTTCTACATAATCATAAAGTGTAAACGGATGATGGTGAAATTCTAATTTCATTCCATTTTCAAGACTATAGCCTTTAAAAAATACACAAGATTTAACATCAAGTACACGTTTAAACATATCTATAAGCCATTTATATTCAAATGAATCACGTATTTCTTTTTCAAAATACTTAATCATTTCAGACTTATTAGAATCTGTTATATGGAATTTAGGATCAAACGGATCTTTATTAATAACATCATCATCTACTTGAACTTGCAAATTATTCGTAGTTTCAATAATTGTAGTTAATGACTTTTCTTCAGTTTTCATTTTTTAAACCTTAAATATTGTACTGAGCCAATATAAATTAGCTCAGTACAAAAATGCAAATTATTTTATAGATGTTTTTTCGAAAATTGGTGTAAGATATACACTATTTTCGGTTTTAAATTTTATAGTACA